AATTTGTTGTTCAAATGGAACTGACTCTTGAGTTTGACCTGGAGCCATTAACATTGATTGGTATGTATCATACAAATCTTTGTAACATAATGCTTCATTATACTTTTCAGGACAAGTTGTGATGTTAGCTTGTGTGAAAGTTGTTGTACCTGATGGATCCCATCCACAAGTACCGTCATTGAAATACGCTGTAGAGTTTAAAAGGTTCAATGCTTGTGTTCCTTTGATACCTAAACGTACGTTTGCGTATTTAGCAGTTGTACCACCGATTAACGCTTTAGAAAGCAATTCTCCGCCCACTTGGTCAACATATGAACCAATACTAGCGACGTTGTATGCAAATTCTTCTCTTGATAAAATTTTCATTTTCTTTATTTTTTTTTTAATTATTTGTTGTTATTTCTTAATGACATAATCATAGCGATTTTATCATCTACTTCATTAACTTTTTCTTGTTTATTAAAGTCTGTTTTACCATTAGCTATTTTCTTTGCTGCTGGTTCACTTTTGAATGACTTAAATTCATTCTTCATTGATTCCATTTGAGTTTCCATTTGAGACATTTTATCACTCATTTTAGCGATAAAGTCTTTCAATAAACCCATAACTTCATCTTCAATTGGACCTTCAGCAACTGGTGCTTTTGGTTCTCCTTCTGGTGCTGGTTCCCCTTCACCATCTTCTTCCATTGCTTCTTCAACAGATACAATAACTCCGTCTTTAGTTTCTACTTTAGTTCCGTCCTCAAGTTCGTGTTTACCATCTGGTGCTGGTATTTCAGCATCAGGAGTAACAACAACAACTTTAGCACCTTCTAATAAAGCTTCACCGTCAACTTTAATTTCTGTACCGTCTACTAATTTAGCACTTAAGAAAATTGATTCTACCAATGTGATTTGACCGTCTTTAACTTCAATATTGAAGTTTTCAACTAATCTGTAAGAACCATCTTCTAATGCAACTTGTTCAAACTCTTCATTAATCTTAGAGATTTTCTCTCCAACTTTTAAATCAGATGTTTGTAAAATTGTATTATCTTCCAATTTGAAAGACTTTAAATTTACTTCTTCAGACATAAAACCAAATTGTTTCATCAAATTTTTAATCTCAGCGATTGCTTTCTTTGAATTAGACATAATTTATTTTTTGTTTTATTATTTATTTCCTCTATTCTTAAATATGGATTTATATATATATTTCCAAATTAATCTTTTATGTTCTTTAATATTTCAGCAACCTGCTTAAGGAACATCTCTTCTCTACAGAAAGCTGCAACCTCTTCAAAGTAACCAGATACACTAAATCCGTTTAATTTACCCTCTTTTACTTTAGCCCAAGTTTCATCATTTTTAACTTTCATTGAGACAAACCAAGTACCAACTGGTAAGTCACCGTATCCAAAATCTGTTGATTTATCATTTTCTGATTCCTTAATCCAGCTTTCAATAACATATACGTCAGACACTGCTTTACCATTATGCATCTCATCATTGTTATCTATGTACTTGTTTCTCATATACTTCTCAGCAATCATCTTAATTGTATCAGAAGAGAAATACACATAATAAGGATTGCCAAGACTATCCTTACGGAATATCTTCATATCAGGTATCATTGCTGGTCCTAATACAATTCTTTTTTCATCGTCAGTTTGGAATCTTTGTTTGGACATTTTTTCTTTATCCATTGCTTTAATTTTAGCCTCAGCCCAAGATAAAGCTGTCTTTCCTCCCCAACTATCATACATTAATTTTCCACATCCATCACCATATCCTTTTGAACTTTCTAAGTCTACTTCGTGTCTTGATAGGTAACTATACATTCTACGTATCGTTTCTTCCGATATGGGTTCACCCTTTGCAAGTTGGTTAGCACGCTGTTTTCCCACATCTGTGCCACAAGAACCCCATCCATTTTCCTCAACCCATTTAAGAACTGCTTTAGCATTATTCTTAACTGATTCAGGATAATCTGAATGTGATTCAAACATTGTTGGAGGAGTTAAACTCTTCTCAATAATATCTTGTTGTTTCTTCTTTTTCTTTCCAATACCTGGATCGACATATCCACCAATACTACCCACGTTATAATCAAACTTCTCACCTGTAACATTAGGTAAGTTTTCATTGATTGCTTTAATTTCATTTTCATTATTATCTATGTGTCTTTCTATACCTAATTTCTTAATGGTCTCCCATTTCAATTTTCCGTTCGTTGCGTGGACTTTATCTCTTGGGATACCTAATTCCTCAGCTGTCTTATAAACCTCGTCCATTTGGTCTGCCTGTCTTCTTGTAATGATACTAACATCCTTACCTTCCTCCAATATTTTCTTTGCAAGTTCTTTTCCTCTCTCAGTTGATAATGTATCATCATAATCAATTGATACCTTTTCAGAAACAAAATCATAAACCTTAGATAAACCTAAGTTCTTTACAGTTGATGGTTTTGGATTAGCCAATGTTTTAGATGTTACGGTAGATGGTTGTTCAATTCCCAATACTCTTGTATCAGGTATCATATCAGTTGGGAAACCAGCAACAGTTACTTTACCTTTATTTACAGATGCTTTATTTACAATTGTTGCATCTTTTTTATATTCAATTCTTGCCCATACGTGTCTACAATTGTAACCACCTCTCCAAACCATTGCAGAATCTCCAAAATCATTTTGAGTCTTCTCCATATCTTCAATTCTCCAAACATAGTTCTTTGAAATTAAAGTTCTACAAAAATCACGAGTTGTAGGAATGATTGCACTTTGTGAAATACGAGGATTTAATATGTATTTGTAACGTACATTATATTCCTCCTCATCTTCAATTGATGGACCATTTGGACTTGTTGAAACAAATTCATTTTCACCAACGATAGTTACTTTATTAACCACCCAACCTTCGTCAAATAGTTCTTGTTCATCCCGTGCAATTGAAACTAATTTCTCAATATACTTGTTATCTTCTCCATCAGGAATGTGAAATTCGTGAGGTTTCTCTTTATTAAAGAACATCCAATTAACCTCAATTGCGGGTTCATCAACAAGGGAAATACTATCAATACCTGATAAGTCATCATCCTCTTCTATCTTTAATTCAAAAATTTTATCTTTCTTTACCATACTATTAAATATAAATTTATCTACCTTGGCCGCGATACTTCTTAGGTTTTTGGTCTTTAGGTCCCCAACTCTTTTGAGATTTACCACCCTTTCTTTTTCCGAAGGATATTTTATTGTTTGATTGTGATTTACCTTTTGCCATTATAATGTACTTAAATCTTTTAATCTTGCTTGTTTATGTTGTGCAGTAGTTAATTCATTCTCAACCACATATGTCTTCATTATCATTGGTGATGCTTGTTGTGCTGGTGCACTTACACTTGGTGAATCAAATCTTGTTCCTGCCATAGCACCTTGACTAAATGATGTTCCACCACCAGCTTGATTTAATGCGGATAATAATGGTCCAAACATTGTAACAGCACCACGTGTCATTACCGCTTCACCACCTTCAGCATTAATCATAACACCACCTTGTGCGTGTAATGGTCCATTAATCATACCACCATCACCATAGTTTTTACCTAATGCCGCCGCTGAGTTTCCTGCTGGTGCACCACCTTGAGTACCACTTGAAGCATTACCTCCACCACCTGAACCATTGATTGCTGATATACCTTGTGCCACAGCTGATGCTACACCAGCAAGACCTGCAGCCATACCAATTGTATTTGCTGTCAAACCCGCTGTAGTTGCAGCAACACCCGCAATACCAATTGCCGCTGTTAATGGATTTGGTATCATTGCCGCATATAATGCTTTATCTGCAATTAAACCTGCTTTGGTTCTAAAGAATTTAGTTAAAATATCAGCAATTGCTGCACCTTGTGATACTGCCAATCCTAATATTGCAATTGTTTTATTTTGACCAGCAAGTTGAGTTAAAATATTACCCAATGTTGCAACTGCATTTATCTTAGCTTCTTCTAAAGCAATTATTGCATTTTTCTCATATTCTTTTGTTGCAACCAATTGATTAGCAAGATTTACCGCATTTGTAAATTCATTATCACCTTGAAGTTTTAATGTTTCAATTCTTTTATCACCAAATGTCTTCTCAATTTCTTGAAGTTGGGTAAGATAATCTTCCTTCTTAATTTTACCTTGATTATATAAATTTGTGTAATAGTCTTCTTCGTCTGTTTGTTCCTTCTTCAATTGAGACATTTTATCCTGCAATTGACGTTGTTTCAATAGATATAATTCTTGTTGATATTGATATTCCTTTATCTCACCTTTCTTTAATTTAACATCTAATGCTTGTAATTCCTTCTCATTTGCAATATCAGTATCTCTTAATCTTGTATCTAATTGTGATTGGTATCTTGCTTTATCCTTATCAAAAAACTCTTTCTTCTTAGTATCATCTAATTGTCTTTGTTTTTCATCGTTTGCAGTTTTTGTATTAGTATATTCTGCATCCAATTTAATAAGGTCAGCTGTATAATTTTTATAATCATCAGAACCCTTTTTATATAACGCTCTTTTATCTTCTAAATCTTTTTTCTTTAAATCGTAAGACTTTTTAGCAAACTTTTCTTCTATATCTAATTTTTGTTGTTCAGTTGTTGCGAGTGCCATTGCTTCAGCCTTCATCTTTTCCAATGTGGCTTCATCAATTTTATCCTCAGCTTCCATACGTTTTAACTTATCTTGAAGTGCTTTGTCATTAATTTCCTTTTGTTTTGCTGCATTCTCCTTTTGAGTCTTAGTCATTTTAGCCGCACCCTTCTCAAAGTTCTTTTGATTTTGTTCAAAGTTTTCACCAAATTTGGTTACAGATTCTTTTGCTGTTTCCCAAGCACCACTAAAGTCACCTTTGATAAGTTTCATTACTGCTTGTCCTAATTTACCCAAAGATTGGAAAACTGAAAATACTGCTGAGTAAACATTCTTAAATGCTGAAGTAACAAATGGTAATGCTTTAAGACCTAATTCTAATATTAAATCTAAGAATGGTTGTGCCATTTCTACAAGACCACCAAAGATTTTCTCCATTCCAATTAACAACGGTTCAAGTTTCTTTAATGAACCTTCTGTCTGACTAAAAGCTGCAACTAATCCACCAATAAGTGAAACGATTAAACCAATACCTGTCGCTTTAAGTGCCGCACCAAAAGATTGGGTAGCAACCTTAACCTTATTAAGACCAGCACCAACCATACCTAATGGTCCACCAGCATTCTCCAAACTGTCAATCCAATCAGATGATGCACTTTTAGCTGACTTTAATTTATCTTCTAAATCATCAATTTGATTGAATAATTTTTTATATTCAGCGGTTCCAACATCAAGACCTTTTAGTTCTTGTTTTAATGCCCTTAAGTTCTTAGCACTTTCAACAATATTACCCTTAACGTCTAATTCAATTTCTACTTTCTTAGCCATATAATAATTCCATTATAGTTTGTTGGAAGGTTGTTTCCAATATTAATTTATTTCCTTTCAAATCCTTAATTGATGAAAAATCGGGTATATAATCTATTTTATATTTTAATTTTAAATCCTTCTTTTTAATCTTTGTTTTGTTTTCTATTTCTATCTTCATATTTTATATTTTAAACACATCCAAAATCACAAACAGCATAAGTTGCAAGATTTAATGTTTTCCCAATATCTCCTGAAACTACTGTATAAACTGATGTAAATATTGATGCTGAGGTATTGTCACCACAACTAGCATCGTTTATAATACCTATACAATATGCATTTGAATGATCATTTGGTGCTCCACAAGTATCACAAAATACTTGTACATTGATTGTATCACCAACATTTACAGTATAGGTTCCACTTGATGTATTACTTCTACTTTCAATTATTGAACCATTGACATATAAATCCATATATCCATCTGCACCATTACCTTCAGTATAACTCCAAGCTAATGTCGCTATACTTCCTGTTGGTGTTGGTGGTGGGGTTGGTGAAGGTGCTGTACAACTTGTACCACAATTAATTATTGTAAAATTAGCCACATCAGCATACGGAATACCAGCCATAATTGAACTACAATCCAAACAGTTTGTTAATGTAACATTTCCTGTACTAGCAATAAATTGATAAGTTGAACCACTTGACATATTATATTTAATCCATCCTGCATCAGTAACATTCAATGTTGCACCACTCGTATATATATTTACTGGCGTTGGACTAGGTGTCGGTGGTATTGGTGTAGCAGTTGGTGTAGGAGTCGGAGTTGGTGTTGGTCCTACAATACTTGAAACAGTTAAAGTTTGACAAATAGGGTAAACTGAACGTTTTCCAATAAATCGTATTTCAAACTGATAATTACCATTTGTAAATGATGATAAACCTAATTGAGATGGTGTTACCGAAAATGATGTTGTTCCACTATATGTTGTACCAGTTGTGGTACCACTATAAGCATAATCAACCATTCTCCAAGGTTTATAATATAATTGAGTAGGTCCCATCATATGGGTTGATACTAAATTTATTCTAGTCAAATCTTCACTTATAAATGGTTCAGCACTATTTTTTGACCAAACCCAATTATAACTGATTGTCATTCCAGAAGAAGTTATTGAGGTACCTGTAAAGTTTGTTACCGTCCCTGATACACTATTATCGTTAATATCGTGTACTATTTCAACATCATATATTGCTGGGTCAAAATTTGGATATACAAAATTATAATCTGTTTGTTGACCTATATATTTTCTACTCATATTATTAAATATAAATTATCCGTTTTTAGTTATTCAAATTATGCTGTTATTTGATCCTCAAATTCAACTATCACAGTATCACCTGGATTTATAACAATTGCATCCGTTGTTTTTGTTTTAGTATCTTGTGTAATACAAGTTGGTATTGATGTATTTGGTGAAACGTCATTTATTGATTCATAAACTTTAGTTCCATTAACATATACTCTCACATACCATATATCTAATTTTTGTGCTGCTGCAGTACTTGATTTACATATTTTTCTTGTTACCGAACCAATTATACCTGAACCAACATCAAATGTTGAACCTACAAATACAGAGTTTGTTACACTTGTTGTGAAACTTGTATCACTTCTTGAATATGTGATACCATTAACTACAAAACTCATAGCTGACACTGTTTTAGTACCTGAACCCGCAAAAGAAGTATATCCTGAATATCTATAATATAAATTTACAGGTAGTCTTGTTGGAGTTGGGGTTGGTGTATGTGTCGGTGTTGTTGTATGAGTAGGTGTAACCGATGGTGTTGGTGTTACTGTTTTAGTTGGTGTTAAAGTAACAGTTGGTGTCGGAGTTAAAGTCGGAGTAGGTGTTGGTGTAACATACACAGGTGCAGTTGGACAAGCTTGAACACTACCATTTGGATTTATTACAACAAATCTATTTCTATTATATGTTGTTCCGCTATATGTGTAATATACGTTATTTGCAGTTGTTGATGCACTACCAATTACAATAACAGAGTTATTTGGTAATACAGTTAAACTTTCTGGTTTATCAATTGTAGTTCCTTCATCCCAATAACCTACTGTAAATGAAGTATCTTGTGTACCGTCAGTATTAACTCTGAATAATATATGACCCGCAGCAATACCATATAATTTACCATCAGTAGCAACTGCAATTGGTCCATTAGCTGAATATGTTGTTCCAGTATATGTTATTCCTGTAAAGTTAAATGTATTATCAGGTGTACCGTCAGAATTTAATCTTAATAAACCATACGCACCCCATCCGTTTCCTTGACAGTATATTTTATCATTTGATTTATTTACAACCACATAATTACAACCAGCACCTTCTTTTAATGTAGTTCCTAAATTATCTCTAAATGTTGTATCATAAGTTCCATCTGAACTATATCTTCTCAAACCTAATTCAACATCTTGAGGTACAGGAAAAGGAGGAATTGTTTGGTAACCAGATTGAGTATATGATATTATATATGAACCATTACTTTGTATTGTTGCATCATAAATTTTTGATGCTTTATCTATTGTTATTAATTTAGTACCATATTTGTTGATTTTATATGCATATGATTGTTGAGAATATGTGTATGTATCATATACCCATAATTCATTATCTGATGTTCTATCAACAAACATACCTCCTACTTGATCTACAAATTCAACAGAATTAAAAGTATAATCATATGTTCCATCATATTTTAATTTTGTTAAATAATCACTTCCAAATGTTTGTTTTGTTTGAACACTATATAATCCACCTGAATTATCTTCTGCAAATAATTTAACATCATCAAATGTTTGTGTAGCACCACTTGTAATTCCACCTGTTGCTGTTAAACTAAAGTCAGGTTCTAAATTAAAATCTTGATCTAATGCAATTTTATATTTACAAGAAACTCCATAATACTCATAGAATTTACCACCATATATAACTCTATTTCTACTATCAACATAAGCAGTCCTTACCATAGTATTAAAATTATAACATTGTAAACCTGGTGTAGGACTCGGTGTAATACTCGGTGTTATTGTTGGTGTAGGTGTAATACTTGCTGTTGGTGTCGGTGTAGGTGTTAAACATAATCCACTACCGTGATATGTTGAACTACCTGTTAATATTCCCCAAGCAATTGCATCATCATTAAAATCTGTACATCCTATATATACGTTTAATCCTTGTCTTGTTGTACCTGAATTAAACCAAAATCCTGGCATATGATATGTAAATGGATATGATGATTCATTATAAATATAATTGTGTAAAGTATCACAATCCCAATTTGTACAAGATGATGTATCATAATCATCTTTTGTAATTTCATACATATAGTATGGAATATACTTAGAAGTTAAACTTTGTATATCTTGAAATGAACTTGTAAAACCTGACGCAGAACCACCTAAAATTCCAATATAATAATCATATAATACACTCCAATAATAGTTAGTATCTCTTAAATTTGAATTAGTAAAATCTGTTTTAAATTTATAACATACCGATGGATTATCACAATAGTAATAAGCAAAATATCTTGTTGGATATTCTGATGGATTATTATTGGCTTGAATTAATTCTACTTTAGTTAATTCAGGATTTGTTAAATTAAATCCATCAATCTTATTCCAAGTAAAATATTGTTCATTAATTTTAATTAAATCGTTTGCTTTAAGATTTTTAATATCATTATATTTTAAATTAAAATAACCACTCAAAAATCTTGTATTTGGGTCATATAAATTATCTATTCTATTTTGATAAAATACAGAATATATATCATTTTCTGTATATGCATTATAAGAAGTTGTTGTACCAATTGAAACTGGTTCTTCTGAATTAAATAAGTTACATAAACTATCACTCTCAAATCCTCTTGTAAAATCCTTATTTGAATCAGAATTACCTATTGGTGTAGTATGACTTATAATTGGAATATATTCAAATCTACCACTTACATTTGCATCAGAATCTGATACCCACACATTATATGATATAAAAGGTGTAGCTGGCGTAAATGGAAATGATTCACTGACAATGTTTAAAAATGGATTGAATCCACCTAACCAAAACATTAATTTTGGTTTTGTTTTAAGACCTTTGTATATATAAGCAAGACTTTCTGAACCACCACTAGTTACTGTTTGAGTTGAACCAGCATAATTGATACCTAATGGTAGTGCAATATTTTCATCCCAAGTTCTAATTAATTCTGGTGAAAATATTGTATCAATCTTCTTTTCTTGTGATTTAAAATCAGTTGGATTATATACATTATTTTGTCCGTATATTCTATTATTTCTATCTTTAAATTCTTTATTACCATAATCACCATCTTCTAAGTCTGTCAATGTTAATTGAGATTCAATATAGTTTAATGCTGGTTCAACGGTAAATCCTCTATCCCAAGAAATTTTATCTGACCAATCGTGAATATCACCTGTACCAATATAAAAGTTATATGGTTCTATTATAATTTGATTTTTATTATTTGGGTCAGGAACAAATACTAAATTAAACTTCTTAGCAATTGAACTAAGTAAATCAATTTGTTTTATTGTGTTAGATATTACTAAACTAAAATCTATGGTATCTCCATCAACATATGTAACAAATGTTCCAACTGGAACTGGTAAATATGCTAGTCCAACGGGAGATTCTGAAACGTTTGATGCAGATGTATTTAAACCAAAATTTTGAGTATATTCTAAACTATATGGACAACCAGCACCACAATCAACAAATTGGTTAGAAACCCAACTATATGTTGTTCCTGTTGAATTGGCTGGTATATTTACAGTAACTGAATAATCAACTGTACCCCCAAAACAAGGATATTGTCTAAAATCTAATACAACATTAATATCTTCTGAACAATAACAAGGTATCCCTGAATCAGATTTAACTACATATATTGTGTATGTTCTATCTGTTTTAATATATTGGGTACCACAAGGATATTCACTTGAATCAACAAATGTTTCTACTAAAACCACTTGTACACCTTCTAATGGTAATACACTAATGGTTGGCATATTATAACCAAATTTAGTTCTATCTGAACTAAAATAACCATACATATATAAACTCTTAAACCAAGGAGTATTAAAAAAGTCTGAACTAATTGAATATCCATATGTTTTAAAAATTAATTGGATTAAACTATATATGTTTAAAGCAGGTTTTAATTGATTATCTAATATACCTTGACCTGGTGAATTAAGTCTGTATTGTTTTACACCAGCAGCCCAAGCAGCTGCTTGAGAAGTATAACCACTCAAAGGTCCACTTGTTGTATAAAGTCTTGTTTGGTCTGTTGCTGTACCACCACTTAAATTAACTGTATCTCCCGAATATTCATAACCATTGTGAACAATTGGATAAAAATAAGGAATTGGATATTTTGTATCCGCAGCAAATATACTTTTATCAAAATTATCGGTTACAGCATATTGGTCAAATGTATGATTAAAACGATATTCATTATCGTTAAAATCTAATTCATTTAATAAGTTATTACCAATTTTACCAAACAAATCACCGATAGATGAATATAATGTAACATCATATTCAACCTTTGATTCCATAACAGAGGTTTTATTTAACCTCATATAACCAGTAAAATAAGCTTCATCGTTTAATAATACTTGACAAGGAACCCTTTTTGTTGCATTGAAATAAAGTGATTGTGTATCTACTTCAAAGAAGTTCTCAAAGAATTTGTTGTTCTTTTTTGAACCAGGTAATTGCAATCCAATAGAATAATCAGAATTACGTTTGGATATATCTTGAAGTTCTGCAAATGATTTATTAATCTTAATTGGAATATCTCCATACAAATCTAAAAATTCATATTGGGTAATACCAGTATTGGTATTAACATTATCAAATTGAACCCTTAAAACTGTTTGTTGTTGTGTTGCCATATATTAGAATCCACGATTTACAAAGAATGTATCCGCTGTTTTTAATGTTATTCTATACTTATTTAATTTTTGGTGTTTCTTAGTAATTGTTTGTACTTCAGTTGATAATACTTGAAGTGGTCTCATATCCTTGAAATATATATTTTGAGTATCAATTGGTGAAACATAATCAGGTTTCATTTCATATACTTGAGGTGAATAAAACAATTGTTCTAACCAATTACCAACTGAAACTGATAAATAATCAGATTCTAATACTATTTCTTGATCTATATCTGTTGCAAATGTCTTCACAGAACGTCCATAATCTCTATCTGGTGATGCCAAACTAGTGGAGTAATACCTACTATCAAAAGTCTGAGCTTTAATCTTTTTAGTGTCTTGTCTGTAAGATGTGAATGTGAAATAATCATATCCTCCACGTGCATTTAAGAATGCAAGACGTGTGTTCTCAGGTTGACAATTATCATATAGATAAAAATAGAATTGTTCAGATATTGGTCCAATAGGTCCAACAGAACTTCTTAATTCACTATTTGTTGGATAAGAATAAAATAATTGTACTGTATAATAAGCCACAAAATCCCATCCAATTGCTTTATATAAATTATCTATATCAACTGGTCCACAAGGTATTGCAAATGGTTGTAATGTATCTGTATAACCTGTTGGTGATGCATATTCCGTATTAACAAAATTTAATTGTTGTGTTATATAATCTACTTTGTTATTTAATGCATCAAAAAATTCAATTACTGCATAATCTGCTTCTATCACTTGTCTATCTCCTGTTTGTCCGTTTAAATAATATAATACGTAATTTTCGTCAGATTGTATATATTGTATGCGTGGTGCATCGGTCAAAAATCTAGATGTTTCTGATGGTTCAGGGATTGACGGATAGTCCATCAAATATTGAGACATTGGTGAATATCTTCTCGGTAATTCTGCGGGAGATATTGTTAAACCTGTTCCAATCGTTGTTCCAATTTCCTGATCAAAATTTGGAAGATAGAATTTGTCAACACCCATTTGAAATGCACCACCGACATAATCAAACTTATCACCAGTATTTGTATAACCTGATGGTAAAAAAGATGTGTCAGCAACACAGAATGGTATATCAGTATAATGATTATAACTTTTATCAGGTTCTGTTGTATATTCTGTTACAGTTGCACCTGATGCATTAACATATCTCCATCCAACTTTATAATTAGCTTGAACTATATTTGGATAAGGATTATTGTAATTAATGTTTAATGTTGTATTATAAAAATCATTTAATATATATTTTTCGTAATGTTGTGATTGAACATAATTTGATAAATAACTATATGGTCTTAAATTAAATTTATAGGTATAAGTTGAACCTGATTGTGTTGTTGAATAAGGTACTAATGACATTCTACCTACCTTATTTCCATTTGCATATAAATCAACATCCATTTCTATAGATGATTGATATGTATCTCCTGTTAAAACAATCTCGTATGTACCTCCTCTTTGATAAACCATATCGGTACTTCTTCTTATCTGAGAATTACTATTTAGGTTATTTGCGTATAGTCTTTGGTATCCAAATTTTGGTGTTGCCATATTAAATTCCTTCTATTAAATTAATTAAATCGTCATAAGCTGCATCTCCAATTAAATCCATAATCTTTGGGTCTTCAGCAATCATTTCAAGTGCCACATCCAAAAAGTTTGATGGTCTTATTCCGAATTTTTTTATGTTTGATTGTATCGCAAATGCGAAACTTCTTCTTTTTATAAATTTTCCTTTTTTGTCTCTACCTTGTAAACCTCTCTCTTTAATCCATCTTTCTATAGCATCTATTGGTACACCCTTCTTACCTGGTAGTCTTCCTGATTGTACCCATTGTGCATATTCCTCAGAAATTACTTGAATAACAGTTTCATCTTCATTTACTTTTTTGGTAACAACCTTAATACTATCTCTTAACTTTCCTGAAGCAACTTTATTACCTACTCCTTTAAATTTAGCAAATCCAAATGGGTAACGTTTTTGTTCCAACGTTTTCTTCATTATAGATTCAATAATAGGTGCTACTTTTTCTAATTCCATTAGTTAATTGTTGTTCCTGATGATATATCTATTTTCTGCCATATTGGACCATCCAATATATTTAATATATCCTCATTATTATATATAATAGATTTGGTTTGCAACGCTGAAATGAAGCTAGGTTCATCACCAATCCATTTAACGAATGTCTTTGTACCATCTACTGATAATCTTAATGTCTCTACAGACGTTTCTATTACTTCTTCAAAATTGATTTTATCTATCTCAGATAAATCAAATATTATATATTTATAATCCATATCTTCCTTTATATGCGTTAAATACTTGAGTTAATTCATCGGTACTTAATGTTCTATTATATACTATAACTGCAGCAATATTACCTAACATATATTCAAATGCAGCTCCATATACTCTACCGACAGCTAATGTTGATTGATTAGTTACGTTAGCTGTGTTTGCTGAACCGCTTCCAACTGATACATTGTTTTTATATATTGTACGAGTAGAACCATTGTATGTTGCAACAGCCTCATACCAAGCATTATTTGTTAATTGTGTATTAACAGCTAAATCATTAGCCCACCAATAATTTAAAAGACCACCTTGTGTATTACCATTTTCACTTGTATCTAATGTTCTCATTGCATTAACTTGTTTTGATGAACCAGTTGTTCCCCATAATATTAAACCATTTCTTCTTATCATAGTTGGTGATGTGAAGAAAGTAATAATAGTATAGTTAGAATTACCTAATGGCATCCCTGTAACAGATGAGAAAGTAACATAATCATTTGTACCGTCAAAGTAAATTGAACCTCCACCTAAACTATCATATACTGCACCATTTGTAAGTGTACCGTTATTATTATTACCAGATAAATCATACCAAGTACTTCCACTTCCAGGATAAGATGCAACGTTACCTGCATCTAACCATAAACTTAAACCACTAGTTGGTATAATTGATACAGTTTGTGAATTTTGAAATGCAAATGGTGCAAAGTTCATATTATACTAAATTTTTAACGTTTGCTAAGTATAGATTTGTTGAGTCAAAACTAACCATTGTTATTATATCTGTACTAACTGCAGTTGTTGGTGTGTAAGATGACCCTGAAACCTGTTTAACAGTTGTTGGGAAAGATACTGTACCTGAACCAGTTGTGTTTAATTTTATATTTACAGTTTGACCTGGTTTAATGTTTGATGGTTCAATTCTAATATCTTGAGAACCTGTTAATGCTAATTCAAAGAAGTTACCATTATTCAAGTTTAAAGATGCTGTGTTTGAAGTTACAGTCAATGGTAAAACGTTACCTTGAACTGAACCTGTAATTACAGCTGAACCAGTTACAGTCATTGAACCACTTACAATCATATTGTGTCTTACTTGGAATAAACCTGAAGATGATACGTGTAAAGATGTTCTCTTAGCTGCTGTTGATGTACCTGTACCTACCGCTAATACTGTTGTAGTTGATTCAGATAAACCTTGTGCTGTGTCATTGTTTCTACCTAAGAACACAGAACCTACATCATTACCACCAGCTCTGTTAGATGCTGATACAGTTAAGTTAGCACCCAATATCATTGCTTGTGTTAATGAACCTGAGGTTGTACCTACAGCACTTGCATTAACAATATTTGCAATACCTGCAATTAAGTTGTCATTTACTGCTCTAAAGTTAGTAGAACCATCATTAGAACCTGATATGTTAATTGTATGGTTTTGACCAAATATTGCGTTTCTGTTTACAGCTAATTGGTTACCACTTGTATTACTTGATGTATAGTTGTTATTAATTGTTGTTGTACCACCACCAAATGTATTGTAAGTCATTGCAATTGATGAACTTACAGCGTTAAATGCTGGTGTTGAGTTAAATATATTATTCGTCATTGTACTCAATGTGTTATGAGTACTACCTGTTGCTCTATATACTACAGAACCAATAAATGCATTATTAATTGCGTTTATTGAACCTGATGGTGATGTGAATGTTGCTCCACCTAATATCTGATTGTTTCCAACTACAGGTGCTGCTAATGATGATGTTCCAAAGTTTATTGTCATTGAACCACCACCAATATTTGCTGATGTAACTACAGGAATTGATGATGTTGATAATAATACACCTGTTGAACCTAACATTATGTTTCCGTGACCGTTAATTACGTTATTATAACCAACTGTAAGTGGGAATTGTGAGGTAACTAAGTTATTTGAACCAGTGATAATAAATGAACCACTGTTTGTATTAAATAAACCATTTGAACCAAAGTATATATTACCTGCTGTATCAAAACCTTCAGATATATAATCAATACCTGTATTACTTACCTTTTTAAAATAAGCTGAACCTGATATATTAACTGAACCACTTACATTAACTGAACCTGTAATAATTTGGTTACCGTTAAATCTATTTGAACCTGTGATAGCAAAAGAACCTGTGTCTATTGTTCCACCACCAGAACCTGTATTAACAGTTAAATTAAATGTTGTACCATCACCCTTAGTAAATGTTAGAACGTTTCCTGCAACACTACCTGTGGTCATAAATGAACCACTCTCAGCTTCTGTTACATAAGAACCAGTCTTTGATATTAAATCATTAACCTTACCGTCATTACTTGATGTATATGAATTGAATGAACCTGTATCTAATTTTGTATTGATAAGATTTAATGTATCACCTGAATAAGTGTTGAAAGAACCTGTGTCTAATTTCTGATTAACAGAAGATGTTGTTGCAAATCCTAATTCAACAATCTGTGCAGAACCTGATACAGTTCCTGCTGGTAATACTGTTGGTGCATAAGATGCAGATAATGCGTTTGTTGCAAATGATGCTGATTGAACATTATTTATTGTAAATGTATTAATTGTACCGTCACCCTTAATAACTTGTACAGTGTCATCTGTTGGTGATAATAAACCAACTGTTTGAACTAAACTTCCTGTGTTAGTTGTATCAGGTGCATATGACGCAGATAATGCGTTTGTTGCGTAAGATGATGATACCGCGTTCAATACATATGATGCTGTATTAGCATTAGTTGATTGAGACGCAGATACTGAATTTTGTGCTTGTGATGCACTTAACGCATTTGTTGCATATGATGCAGTACCTTCCAATGAACCAGTAATACCATTGGTTACTTTTAATGTTCCTGTAACTTCTGTATTACCTTCTAATATAATTTTTGAAGTATTACTATTAATAGTAATATCACCAGCAGTACCAGGATTTGAAATGTTATTTGTTTGTACACCACCTATAGCAATTAAACTATTATCGGTTCTGATTTGACCTGATGTTCTTAAAGAACCTGTTATATCTAATGGTCCGTTTGGTAAACGAACTGTACCATATAATGTTTGAACATCTGATGCTTCATCACCCAATATGTTTGAACCTGATGAGAATAAAACTGACGATGTTTGATATATTGTTTCTAAATAAGTAAATGACGCACTTTGTGCGGTTATATTACCTTGAATATCAACTGAACCTGTAATTGAAACACCAGCGGTATTTAAATTTATTTGATTTGTTGTACCTGTTATATCACCTGTATTGACAACTACTTTAGAATTGTTTAATTCTAATTGACCATATAAAGATGATGTTGTTACTGTATTACCTAATATTAATTGTGTATTTGGTTCAATTTGTAAAATTGTTGAACTTTCATTTGTAATTCTATCAACTAATAAACTACCAGTAATTGAAACATTATCTCTAACTTGTAGTGAACCTAATATATTTTGACTACCATTAAATATATTTGAACCTGTAGTTGCATAACTACCTGTCTTTTGTTCTATTGAAGTTAATCTATTATTCTGACCTAAATCAGTTGATGCAATTGAACTTGATAATGATGTTAATGATGATGTTGTTGCAAGTCCTATTTGTGATGCTGTTTTATTCTCCCATATTCCATAAGAACCTGAAGTATAAACCAATAGGTCACCAACAACAGGATTTGTAATATCCACATCGTGAAGTTCTGTTAATTCATAACCATTATCTATGGACACATATGCGGAACCTTGGTTAGTATTAACTCTTAAAACTTGTCCTAATCTAACCTCGTGATATGGTGCTGGTGGTATTACTGTTGTATATTGTCCTGATGAAGACAAGTATAACATTGCGCCTGGCGTCATACCGTTGGTGTTAATACCTTCTACCTTACCTTGAACAACTACATTAGCAAAACCATTTGCTGTTACATCCTCACTCAACATACCTAATGTATTAGCTGAGTTTGCATCATTAATCCAACTAGCAGTATCAAATAATGGATTGTTACCATCCGCACCTGATATTCTTACAATTGTACCTCTTGTTAATGTACTTGGGTTATTGTTCTTACCTCTTACAATTAAATCGTTTGCAATTGATGCAGTTGCAGCATTGGTTGCAAATGACGCAGATGTTGCGTTCAATGCATAAGATGCTGATGTTGCGTTAGATGCATATGATGATGATAGTGCAAAGTCTGAATAAGATGATGATACCGTATTACTTGCAAATGAAGCAGTACCAAATAAGGAACCTGTTATACTTACAGATGATGTTGACATTTGAATAGGTAGTCTATTACCTAAACCATCTTGTAGATATTGTAAAGTTCCTGTAACTCCTGTTGTAGAGTCTGTTAATTTTATTAATCCCTGATATGATTGAGATACATATAAATTCGTTAATTGTCCCATATATATTTATATATTTTGTTTTATATTTTTGACCATTTTTCATTCACATCTTTCCATAGTTTATCCAATTGTTCCCAAGTATAATTAGTTATTATAAATGGTAATTCAGGTAATACACATCTGTCATAATTGAATTTCTGTATAAAATGAAAATCAATTATCCATCCAGATAATATGGTTTCTGTTTTCTCGTAATATGGTTGAACTGTTGCTTCCCATCCTGCTTCAAAATCTGATAAGTATAGTTTAGCAAAAAAGTCTTTAACAATTTCCAATTGGTCAGATAAAACATCTTGTTGATTGGATATATCATTATTCAACTTATCCACAAAAAATACTTTCCATCCTAAATGAATATGTCCTACTTGAATGTGTGTACTATCAGGTAAAACATACATACGTGGGTATCGTGGTTCTTGTTTTGTTATTATGTCATTAGTTAATTGTTCTACATCTCCAAATCCATATGAATTGATTTGTTCGTGTAAGTCAGCAAATTCTTCAAATTGACTTAACACATATTTGTAACTATTAAATTGTTGGTCCTCAGGGAATTGGAAATTATTAATTACTGGTGGAGTACAACTATTATAATCAAATGCTACTTGAAATAATACGTTTAATGTCCATCCACCTAAGATTGTTTCAAATCTTTCAAGGAATGGAAATATGTCAGGATTCTCATCTACTACTAAATCCCAACTAAAGTTACCTTGTGCTGCTGTATATGACTGTAAAAGAATAGTCCATACATCCATAACAGTTTCCAAGGTGTCTGACATAACCTCACTTTGGTTAGATTGGTCATCATCAACTCTATCCATAATAATAATGGAGAAACGATAATGAAGATGGTTTTCATTCAACTTAACTTCACCAGGGACAATATACATTCTTGTATATTTCGGTTCTTGTTTTGTAACTAAGTCGTTTGTACATTGTGCTAAGTCACCAAACCCAAAAGATTCTATCTGTGGGTGGTGATAAGCTATTGAACTTAGACTAGCTAATATCTGTTTGTAATTAATTGAGCTTGTGTTCATCCTATCTTTAAATATAAAATAATGTTAATCGTTACACGAATTATATCTTTCCTTCCATTTTCTTTTGGAGTTTTATTTGTTCTTGATCCCAAGATATTAAAAAAGATAGTTGATTAAGTGCTTCCATTATGTTTTTCTTATAGATGTACTCGTGTTTTGTAAAATCATTGTCAGCAATTTTGTTGATGACCAAAAACCACCCGAACGACTTTTGGAAGGAATCTTGTATATCATCCTCCACATCATCCATATCAATTTGATTTTCTGCCATTTCGATAGATTCAAGGTCGAATATTGTGGGGTAAAGTTTAAGAATGTCTTTGCGAACTTGATAAAAAAAAACTGTGCACCAATTACGTACTTAACATCTAATCGTTTTTTAAACAATTCGGCTCGTTCTTTCATCTTGGGTATATCATATTCCTCAATCTTAAAGTTATGTTCACTTATCTCCTCAACAATTGGTCTATACATAATTGCCGCTAATATGTGTAATAAATCTAATAATTCATCTTCTTTCTTTGTTGAGATGGTATCTAAGTCAATAAACTCAGCAAATGTTAAATCCTTCCAATTTGGAAAGAATCCATAATGAACACCATCTAATTCAAATCTATCTATAAATTTGGTTGTTTCTAATGTTGGTAATGATTGCATAATACGTGAAGCTAAATAACTAACTTCTTCATAACCACCTTCTAATAAATCCTTTTGTGGTGCACCAGATATAATACTAACTAACTTAGAAGCAAAATATTCTTCAGTGAATAAGTCTTTAATCTTATAAATTTTTACATAATTCTCAATTGACATAAAGTCGTCAATTACATATGGTTCTCCATCTATCTTAAATTTTATCATACGAATGCAATGGCGTATCTTCCTGTCGCCTTCAGGTTTTTAATTTCAAAGTACATCCTCATCATAAGTGCATCAGATAAGTCAGGTGATTTACCTAATATCTTCTTCATCTCATCTTTTGATTGTACAGCAACTTTATTATCTTTATCCATATCCTTTAGCTTGATTGCTAATAGTTCTTGTGTTAATTCATCTGTTATGGTTGGGTCCATTATGTTTAAACTTATTTGACCTTCCTTAAACATCTCTGATAATTTAACATAACATTGAGATTTAAGGTTGGAGAAGTTCTGTTCGTGTAATGCTTTGGAATTATTCACAAAATTTGTTCCTCTAATCTGATCAGCAACTCCGCCTCCTACGCCATCAGAATCCACAATAACATTGTTTGGATGTACTCCGTACTTTGCAATAAGTTCCTTTATTTCGGACGATAATTCTGTGGTTGATAGTTTGGTATAGATAAGAACTTCTAAGACCACCAGTCCATCCCAAACGATTGCAACGGACCTATCTGAACCAAACCTTGCTACGTCCACAGAGATATATCTCTTAGATGTTCCTTGTGGAACATTTCTAAATACTGAGTTGGATATACTATCAAAGTCAAATAGATTATCTGATTCATCCATATAATTCCAATCACCTTCCAATAATCTTCGTCTTTGGTTTGGAGGTAATGACTTTAACATCTCAATATAAGATTCAGGTAAGTGTGGGTTGTCCAACGGTAATGCTGGTACAAACTTCATATTCTGAGGTAATGAATCTTGTATATATGGAAGATAGAACACCTTCTTCAACCAAACTTGACCAGGGTTACAGGTCATCAACATCTTTGGTATTAGATTATATTCATTTAATTTAAAACGGATACGTGACTTAAGGATATTATAAGCTAACTGACTAATCTGTGCTGCCTCATCCACAAATACTGCTGTAAGTTCCAAACCTCCCAATGAATCAAAGTTTGGGTCTGATGGTTGGTATTGTAGGTCCTTTAATACTATCTCAGACTTATTCTGAAACGTTATAATGTTACTTTGTCCATTGTAGGTATAATGTTCCCCTGATTTAAGTCCCATTGATTGTAGGGTCTCAAATAAAGTATTAAGGGTTGTCATCTTTAATTGGGTTAATACTGTTCTACCAATTAAACATCTTATACCATTATATTTTAAACAAAGTGTGGTTATCCAAAGACAACCCAACCAAGACTTTCCTGCACCAGCTGAACCTCCGTATAATACTTCGTTAGTTATATTATCCATTAGGAGTTTCCAAGCTTGTGATTGTTTCTTAGTTAAATCAATGTTTATTTCCATATAGTTCGTCTAAACTTACAGGTTGAATGGTATTAACCACAGCAAATTTTTCTTGTTCTTTTAATTTTTCCTCATCAATAATTGCTACATTATTAAGATAAGCATACTTTGCCGCTTGTTTATTAACATATTCTCTTAACTGATCCTCAGTCATATGTTTGGTCCTCTCAATGAATTGTTTATGGATTTTCTCCTTAAATCTTTCTTGTGCTCTTTTAAATCTTCTATTTGCTGACATACGATACTCAAAAACGAAACATTACTAACGTTTAATTTAAATTTTTTTAGTCCTCTGTTATATTAATATTAATTGATATAGTTTCACCATTTGAAGTTAGGTCAACTTTCTTTGGTGCTTCCATTCCTAATATCTTTGTTATATCTCTTAATACTTCTGATTCAACTCTACGGTTACCTGATAGTCTACAACGATTTAAAAGGTCATACAGACGATTTAATTGTTCAGATAGTATTTCCTCTTGATTCTGTGCGTATCGTTCCTTTAAACGGGTCCTAACGTCCTTCCAATAGTTCTCTGCCATTCTAACAGATATACCCATTTCTTTTGAGAATTGGTTCTTAAACTCATCATATGATTTTTTCTCATATAACATCATTTCAAATGCACGATTCATTCTTTCCTCGTACTCCAACTCATTTACCTTATTTTCCTTTGCCATATTATAATGAATTTACATAATTGGTAAACTTTCTTACTCTACCTTTTCCACATCCTTTACAGTTGAAGTTAAAGTCTTCTCCAAAAAGAAAGTTATATACCTTATTAATAAATATCTTTTTATCTTCTTTCACACCACCAAACGATGTTAATTCCGCATATGCAAGTTTAATCTCTTCTTTGGTTGGTATCCACAGTGCTTCATAATCTACTGTTGGTAGTGGTTCGTTTATTTCTTTTTTCTTCTTACAGTCTCCACAGCCTCTTTTCTTTTTACCAGGGTTTTCTATGGAGTTTAGTTTTAATTTTTCTAATCTTTCTAATTCCTTATCCATAATTATTCTTCTTTAGGTTTTATTGGTTCTATTACATCTATATTATTATACCAATCTACTTCTTCTTGTTTTGGAGTTTCTTCTATTGCTGGTACTATTGTAACATTTGTTACTTGTATTTCCTCACCTTTTTTCTTACAATTACATCCCATATTATATCTTATTTAATTCTATTGGTTTAAATTCTCTATATCCGTGCAGAACACCTTGATAATCAATATCCAAATGTTGGAAGTTAAAATGTTCCAATTTAAATCCTGCTTCTATTAGTTTATGTTCACAAGATATTAGACAGGATAAGTTATGATATTCTATTCCTATTTGTTGCACAGATTCCAAATAAGACACGTTCAACGCATTAATTAATATTTCACTACCCTCAATATCCATCTTCACTATATCGGGTTTATAGTAACCAAGATATAGTTCAAACTTCTCAATCCTATCTACCATATCCATAATTGGAATAAAGTTCTTTACAACATAGTTCTGTTTGAACCATTCATATGATTGTGGGTTACCGTCAATTCCTATAACTTGTTTTGCTTTCTGTTCTTGTAAGAAGTACCAAGGTGTTGGTGTAAACTCTGAGTTAATTCCACATCCCAAATCTAATACTGTTTTACCTTGTACATTTAAAAATCCCCAATGTTCTTGTGGATGTTCTGTTGTGATTGTTCCCTTACTATGTCTTTCCATATCTACTTATTTAATTTATTAATAATATTTGTTCTAATCGTATCTTTTCCTTCTCTAATATAACGAGAAATTGATGTTAAAGGAATAGTTGTCTGTTTGGATACTGCTTTGAGTGAATTTAAACTTAGGTACATATCCAATAATGATTTGTGGAACCAGTTTAATTCTGAGTAGTTTTCTTCCAATAATTGGTATAATTCCTCCGTTTCAAATAATTCTTGTTCCTCTGTCATATTCATTACTTCTGTTAAGTCTGAATATAAACAACGTTCCTTTCTGATTCTATAATAGTACGGAGATGTTTGAGAATAATAATTAACTCTCATAATTGAGGTGATGTAATACTTTATACTATCATCCCCATAGTCTTTTAACTTTATCTGGTCCCTTTGATATAATTGAAGAAATACTTCGTGTAGTAATTCCCTTGATGTTTCTTCATCCTTCTTTGTTATTTTCTTTGCAATTCCGAGTAACACGTAATAGTTTCTGGTGATGAAACATTCAATTTTATTATCCATTCATTAATTTTCTTACATCCGTCAAGACAGCACATACTTCGTATAGTTCTTCTTCTTGATTTGTTATTATGGAAGATTCAATTAATAAACCCAATGCGAACATCCTATTCACCTCAGGTTTTAATTGTTTATCCAATATGTTCAACATAAAATTCATTAATTCAACACAAACGGCTTTCTTCTCTTCTTCTGTTAAATCAAAATAATCTTTTGGTATTTCTATTTCACTAACCTTTATTTGATTCATATCATTTATTATTTAACCATTTATATACTGTTGTTTGTGATACCCCAACTTCATATGCTATATCCATATAGGATTTACCTCTATTTCTTAATTCAACCGACCTATCAAATATTTGCTTCTTTCTTTCATTATTGATTGTATTTGGATAGTTATTGAATATTAAATTTCTTGTCTTTTTGATATTAATAAATACTCCATCAGGCGTTTTAATTCCTTCCTTCCACCATATTCCATTCTCTTCGTTGAGTTTCCATCCAATTGATTTGAGGATGTTAAAGGTTGCTTCCATTTGATATTCATCAGTCCATTCACCAGGTTTTGTTTTGTGCTGATCACTACCACCATTTTCTATTAAAAATTTCTTTCTATATTCTTTTGCTCTTCCAACTTCCTTCTTATTAATACAATTTTTACAATCTAAGTATATTGATTTTTTTCTGCATTTATAATGATAGAATTTATCTAATTCTAGATATTCTTGACAAGTTCTACATAATCTATAATTAGGATTAGTTGAATAATCAATAGATACCTCTGGTTCTAATTCTGGGACTACTGGTTGGATTATTTCTGTTGGGGTGGATACTTCTATCAATTTAGCTTCTTTTCGTTTTAAACGTCTTTTCTCGTTTCTTTCTTTATATAAACATTCTGTACAATGCTTCCTGATTCTAAACTTGTTTTGAGTTGAGTGCCAGTATTTTTGATATTGATTCTCATCCTTATCAATTTTACATTTTGTACATATCATTATAAATATCTTGTTTTAAACCAAAGTTTAATTTTAAACGAAAATCCCAGCATCGTAGGGTTATGGAAGCGAACCTAGTGCTGGGACAAACCGTTACTTGAGTAACCGTTATAATGTAAATATATATAAAATTTATTACAATTCAAAGAATTTATCATCCTGTTCTTTTGTTCTAGATATTAACAGGATAATATTATCTGCTGTGCTTCGTTGAGATTGTTTTAATGTTAATAGAAAATCTATATGTTCTTTCCTTTCGGTTGAGGATAGATTATAATAATCCTTCAAAGATATTTCACCAGTTCTCCAGTACCAGTTTCCAGTTTGTGTTAAATTGTTCATATTGTGTTTTTATATTGTTCTATAATATTTTTATTTGCATCCAGTAATTCTGGATTCCAATAGGTTGAGAAGTTATTTTTAACCATCAAATCTAATTGCTTTGTAGTTAAATTTAAATTATTAATTATTAATTGTTTTAACTCAAATTTAGATTTACCCAGTATAGTACTAGTATTAGTATTTATTTCTTTAGTATTTATTATATTAGTATTTATTAGGGACGGGTTTACCGTTAACGGGTTTTCCGTAATCGGTTGTTCCGTAATAGGTTCATCATATACTACATAATCATAACCAGCAAATTGACCTTTATCGTTATGTCTTCTTACTGCAATTATATAACCCCTCTCAACTAATTCATTGAAACCTGCAGTTGTACTATCACGACCATCAGTTGAGAATTGTTGTAATTGTGATTTGTAGACCGCCCAGTCACTTTTATTTGATAATAGCTTACATAGTATCCCTTTAGCTTTCCAACTCAAATTTGGGTCGTTTAAGACCGAATTAGGGATAGTAGTAAACTTTTCCGTTAATTTGGATTTAATAATTAATCCTGTGTTTTGTTGTTTCATAATGTTTAATAACAAAGGGTCATCAAATACTCACTGCACTTCACCTCAGTTTTCTTTGACAACCCTTAAAATCTTTAATGTCCTATAATGTGAAGTGGGACTTATGTTAATAAATACGAAAGTTTTTCCATAAATCCAAATGAAATAAAAAATTTAAAAAAAATCTTACTATATTTGGAATTTCCAATTTTATTCCGTATGTTTATATTTATAAAACAAACAACAATATGGCAACAATTAAATCTTATTACAAAACAACTCAAATAGACGATGAAACATTATCTCGTGCTATTGCTAACGCTAAAGACCAAGAAAACAAAATCTATCAACTATTCAAGAAATTTGGTTGTATGACAACTTGGGATGTGTATGATACCTACAATGAAATGATTGAACCAATTCTTCAATCTTCTGTTGGAAGAAGTATTAATACATTGTTAAAACAAAATATTATTGTATCTTTGGGAACAATACCAGGTGAAAACGGAAGACCTGTTAATCTTTATGAATTAACTGATACTGAAGTTGAGGTAATAGAAAGGAAATTAGACAGTCAAATACCTAAATCTATTAAACTTGATATTGTTTACAATTCTAATGGTGATATTGATGTTGAATCAATGGTGTCAGAATTAGATACAAAATTATTAAGAATCAGTGAAAAATTTAACTTAAATTATTAAAAACTAAAACAAAAAAAAAGATGGCAGACTATCAAAAAAATCAAGAAAGCATTGTTAGACAATCAACTCTCAAGTTCGTGGGTGAATATTGTCGAATGATTGGTACACCTTTATCCTTAAAGGAAGTTGTAGGTATTACGAATGTATTAACTGACTATTGTCAGAATGGTTATTCAAAAGAGATTGGTGAAAGGTTAGATAAAATTGACCAACACATCAAATCATTATTTGAAGATACTATATTACATCAGTAAGAATAAACATACTATTAAACAAAAATTGGGGGACCTTGGTGTTAGGTCTCCCTTTTTTAATACATTCAATATGAGAAATTTTAGATTTTTAAGAAACAATGATGGAACTGAAGCATTCCCAAATAATATATGTGATGAGTACTATCAAAGAATAATTGAATTAGAAGAACGTAATACTCTATTACATAATAGAGTTATTGAATATAGTGATAGATTATCTGACGCTTCAAGTAGAGTATATCCTGATATAATAAATGTAAGAGATGAACAACGTATTGATGGAAGTGTGTCTCAACATTTTACAAATAGAAATGATTTTGTTATGCACCTAAGAAGACAACAAGCTAATAGGATTATAGAAAAATTACTTGAGGAGAATTTGATTGAACATACTTTTACACAAGATGATATTAATGGTGATTTTATATCAAGGATGAAAATAAAAGTTCAAAACATTTTATAATTTAAATTATTTTTTATATATTTATAATTGTAGGGAGGGATTGTTTTAATACTATTCATTATTTTGATCGCCATCATTTGTTAATCCTCCCTACATTCTTTTTAAATAGAAGTGAGATTTTGTTAAAAAGTTTAAGAAAAGTTAAAGAAAAACCCTGAAGATTTTATCCTCAGGGTTTTTTGTTATAATTCATCAAAATGTTTAATAATCATATATATGTCAAAACATATTGCAAAGGTTACCCATCCCAAACAGAAGTATAGGTAATACCTAAATATTTTGTCTATAAGACTACTTTTTTTCCCATTGACCATAACATATACCTGCTGCTTGTTCCTGTCCATATTCGTCAATTATGGACGAAATACAACGACTTATATATTCTTCCTCAGATTCTTTTTCACCTGGTTCAGGAATTACAAATTTTTCTTTTGATTGTTCAACCTTATCTTCAGGTACACAATTCGGTACAGTTCTACCATCCAATTCTTTTGTACCTATTGCAATGTATCCAGGCCAGCAGGCATTTTCCAATCCATCTTCTGATTCAGCAAAGTTTGTTTGATAGTTAGCTTTAATCCAACCACAAATATTCTTTGCAGTTTCTTCATCACCATATCTTGCAACTTGATCTGCAATACAATCTTCCCAAGGATAATCTGCCATATATATTGGTTCTTTTGCTACAGGATTTACATCTGGTTTTTTAATCTCAAAGTTATTTAACTTTAATTTGATTATTTGTTCTAATTTCATTTTGTTTTATTTTAAACTGATTTGATATAATGTTTCAGCAATTAATTGTGCTATTTCATCTATTTGATTTTGTATCCAACTTTCTTGGTAACACATTTTACGGTGTGTTTGAACATATTCATACAACCCCTTAAAATAAGTTGTGGAAACACCATCACTCCAATCAACAGGGTTAACCAAAGTGTAAGAACCAATTCGTGGATATATTCCCTGAACTGATTCAACCAATCCATCAAGTAATGGAACAATTTTGTCATAATAATTGTTTAATGCTTTATGTTCAGAGAACGAAGTTGTTTGATGATGCCATACTACTGACTGTTCAAACGATTGTTTTAATGTTGATATAAATTCATTTATTCCCATTACTTAATTAATTTTAAATATTCTTTGTAGGTAAGTTCTTTATTTGTTAAATAGACACTATTGAAGTTATGACTAATCCATCCTGTAAATTCTAAATGGTCAATCTTTAATTTCTTATGTAAATCCATTTCAAGTATCCTTGCGAAATACTCGTGTTTACCTGTCATATTTAATTCTTCGTCTGTTGGGGTTGGTAATTTCTCTATCATAATCCGTTGTATTTTTTTAGTTTTCTATTCTCAGCCATTAGTTCTTCAACCTTTTTTTCTAATCCTTGAACTTTTACATTCAATTCGTGTATTTCTGTTTTCAAATCATCAATTATATTTTTATATAATTGAATTGATAATTCAAGATTGCGTAATACCATATTGTCTGTTTCTGCAGATACTTTTTTTCTACCTACAAACCAAGCAGCAATACCAGTTAATATATTAGAAGCAATTAAAATTAGTTCTGTGTTCATATTAGTAGCAATCCTGACAAGGAGGATTTTCGTTTTGTAATTCAGAATAAACAGTTATGCCTTTTTTAGCTATATCATTTGTTGAATAACCTTTTCTTGTTGTATGTTTCAAGAAGATACCATTGTTGTACTTTTGGCTTCTATCAGGAATCATACCATCAATTGTAGATTGAGTAACATAATCAGGGAATTTATTCTGACCACGACCGATTAATAAATAATCTTGAAGACGTGTCATATAAAAGTCCGCACGTTGTTTTTGAATTGTTCTCAAATATTTCATTGTGTTTATATCCACAGATGCCGCATTTTCCATTGTACCTTCTACAATGCCTCTGTTCATTGTTCTGTACATAATTCCTGGCATTGCATTGAAATATGCAGTTTGAATCAAGAATGGTTGAATATAATCATTTACCAAAGTTAATTCATCAGCATTAAATGTATTACCAGTAGCAGTCACTTGTGATAATAAATGGTTATAAAATTTGGTACCCAATATTGTTTGAAGGTCAATATCTTGTGCGATTTGAACTTCTGACTTAAGAACATCCATATCAACATTTTTATTGATATTGGTAAAGTTCTTTAATTTTACTTCTGATATTAATAAAACACCCATTATATATAATTTAATTTGTTTCTTCTTCTCCTAACCACGCAACACATTCTTCTTGAGATAGACCAAATCCACTCATTAACATTTGCATTGCTTGTGCTCTGTTTATTTTTTCCTTATTATACTCTCTTACAATTCTCAATAATCCTTGATATTCACGTCCTTTTAAACCTTTAATGTTTTCATTGATAGGAGTTGCTTCAGCTTCAACAGGAACTACAGGTTTATCAACAACTACAGGATTTTGATTAATATCACCAGTTAAGAATAATGATAATGGTTTAATTTCAAATGTAGTTGGTACACCAAATTTTAATGAAACTAATTTATCAAATGTTGGTAATAAACAAGATTGGAATGGCATAATTACCATTTTACGGAAATATTCAGAATGTTCTGTAATTTCATTCGCTGCACCCAATTTACCAGCTGTTGCAATACCAAATAACTCTGCACTTGAAACTCTGTGTGCAGACAATATAGAACGAGTAATATCATCATTTAAAGCGGCATAATAGTTATCATTATCATTACGAGGAATCTGTGTAATTACAGGAGATTGTTCTTGACTCTCATTGAATGAGATGATTGCTTGACCTGCATTATCAGTTCCACCATATTGTGATTCCAAAGCACGAACCAAAGTTCTTTGTTCTTCTTCACCAGGGATACCATTATTATAGTTAATCCAAAGTGATGGAACCATTCCTTTACGTAAGTTATTCATATGGAAGTTCTTAGCTTCAATATCAATTTCAATTGCACGTTGACCAGCAGACCAGTCAGGAATTGGATAATAAGTTAATGATGGTTGATATGATTTATAGTAATAAATTTGAGAAGGTCCACCCTTTTCTTGATTGAAAGTTGGATATTCTTCAGGTGGATATTTCTTTAATTGTTTCCAATCGGCAGAATAATAATAAGATTCAATCTCATCATCATCATTCAATTTACCACTTCTAACTCTACTAAAGTCAAGATGATAAATCTCAGCAATTGATTTTCTGTCCTTAGACCAAATACAATTTAGGGAATATCCCCCAAACATCATAAAGTCCAATGCACATTTTCTCATTACATCAGCAACATTCTCCTTACCATTTATTAAGTTAATTGACGCCATTGGATTGTTTAATGATACAACACCATCACCCATAATTTGATTTACCTTTGAAGTGATAATTGCTTTATGGATTGCACAGTTATCATATAAATCTATAAAGTATTGAGGTAATAAATTGTTCTCACCATAATATACCCAAGGGCTTCTTTGTAATACTTCTGAAAATATAGGTACTGACGCCTTTTGAAACGCAATACTCTTAAATTCTGCTTTCTTTATTTCACTCATAATTAATCTTGTATGTATATATAATTTTCGTTAGTTTCGTTAGGAGAGATATATTCTGTAAATGCAGGTGACTCTTGTGTACCTTCTAATATTGCAATTCCAACAAATACCAAAGTTGTTCCATTACCATAAATGTTTAAATTATATTCTCCTTCATAATTTAAATCATCTACATCTAATGGTAATACAATTTCACAATAACGAATATTTTGTGCATATTGTGCATTATTTGAAGTATCAACAGTATATGTTTTAACTTCTTTTGACATAATGTGTGTAAACTCCAATACGTAACTTGCAAAAGTAGTTGTAGTATTGTTGTTGATGTTCATTGTTAGAGTGTTTTCCACCCCTTTATTAATGTATAACATATTCTATTCCTATATAACTAAATATAAAAAAAACCAAAGTGAATTGGTATGGCATAAAAAAAGGGGCTGAATGCCCCTTCTTTCGATTGGATTAGATATAGAAATTCGGTCCACAACAGACCTACTTTTTTTCTAATTAGTCATTGAAACCACCCGCAGTAAAGATAGAACTTAAAGTTCCACTAATTACATTTGCTGGAGATGCTTCTTGACCTGTGAAGATTAACTCCATTCCATTACGATCACCAAATGCTGTACCAGTTGCAGCAGAACCACCACTTAAATACATACCATTAACTTGACCTAAATAGTATTGAACATCATTTTGGTCTACAGCGATAATTTGTAAATTATCATTTTGACCTAATACTTTTAATTGGTTTCTCTTATCTTGATCATATTTGTATAGAACAGCAGTTAAAACTTGTTCCCAAAAAATAGTACCATTTTCAAAGTTTTTGGTAGTATTTTGAGATAAACTTGATGTATTTCTTTTCAATTCAAATTGGAACCAAGTACCAGCACCAGTGATACCAGTGATAGGACCTGTTGCACCTGAAGTTGAAACAGCGGATACTGAAGGTGCTGTTGCACCTGTTGCACCTAATACATAAATAGTTTTAATGCCACCTATTCCATCTGAACATCCTAATTGAACACCTGAACTTATATAGCAAGACATATATTTTTATTATTAAATTTTTGTTTATGTTTTTAAAAGGGGGATTTTACACCCCCTTTAATATTTGTGTTTGGACTTAGATTATGCTAAGTTGTTAGTTGCGAAGTAAGCTGTTGAACCGAATGTTGCAATTTGTGCACCATAGTTGTAGTTAGCTCTCAAACGTAACTCATCAAAATCCTTAGAGTACCAGATAACTAATTTCTCGTGATCAGATAATAAGTCAAAACCTACTACGATATACTCACGAGGACCAATTACTACTTGATTAGAACCATTCAAACCGATAGTTGGAACAACTTTAACGTTAGTGTTTGGATGAGTAGCTTCCATCATTGCTGTAACATCAGTACCACCGATGTAGTTAGCGAAGAAGTTAGCTCTTGTTAATGCTTGTACATATAAACGGAAGTTAGCATAAGACATAAATACTACTAAGTCTTCACGGCTCATTGCGTTATCGTCTAATACGTTGATTAACTTATCAACTTCAGTGATTGGGTTACCAGATACACCGTAAGCTGCAGATGAACTGAAAGTTACACCACTTGAGTTAGCAACACCAGTTGTACCTGTAGAAATTAAGGTTTTGAAACCATTGAAACAAGAAGTTCCAGTAGTTGCTTGCCATAATTGTTGCTCAATTCTTTGTTGGATTTGTTTAACTTTTAAATCAGCAATTTGTTGTTCAAATGGAACTGACTCTTGAGTTTGACCTGGAGCCATTAACATTGATTGGTATGTATCATACAAATCTTTGTAACATAATGCTTCATT